AGACTAACTGTAGTAAGTTGTCGCACTGGAGCACGTTTACCAGAACTTAGTTTAGAGGGTTGCACTTTCCAAGTAGCTTTCTGCTTACGCATAAATACATGCTTACTCCAACCACCGACAACAAAAGCACCATAACCCGCACTACCATTCACATCCTTCTTCTGTCCACGAATTACCTCTACCTCAACTACCATAGCCCAATGTTTTGGAACTATTTTATTCAAAGTATTGGGAAAAGCTGGGTTTTTTCCGAAGAACTTAGAGGTTGCTACAACTTTCCGCTGCCCTACTACAAACTCTTGTAAGTCTAACGGAACATCTTTATAGGTAAGCCCTTGACTAAGCGCGTTCTTCCCTGCTGTAATTGAACTACTACTTCTGCCGACTAATACAGAGCTTAACTTCTTCTTTGTTGCATACTTCCTAGCTACCGCTACTTCCAATTCTGCTTGTATCTTACGAATCTCTAAACCAAAGACTGGGATTAGTTTTTTATTCTCTCTACTAGATAGTAAGGACTCACGTACTTCTGCAAGTCCAAAAAGCTCTAAACTAACCCCAGACCGGCTCATAAAATATTATGCTTGAGTATATGGATTAGCAATTACGTTGTTAAACGTACTACCGCCAGAAGTTACTTTAGCAGCAAATGTGCTATTGATTTTCTGATGGACTAACAGTGGAGCAGACTGCATTTGAATGTAAGGAGTACCAAACTCCTCGTCTTGCCACATATTCCAGAACATATCAACACTTTGGTAGCCTGCTGCACCATGTTGGATAGCACCATAAGCAACAGTACCAAAGGCAGATGAAGGAACACCAAGAATGTAGTTGTCTGGAATATACTGAGTGTTTACTCCGGTAATTGGGTCTTGGTACAAACCATTGTAGGTGTAGATCAAAGTACCATTACTTGCAAGCTCACCCCGGAATTTCAAGCCTTGAATAGATGCTTGGAAAGGGGAGAGTTCCACAGATAGTTCTGAACGATTGCGTACGATAGTAGACAATGCCGCTTTAAAGTCTGGGTCTTTAACCAGATACTTCCAAGGAGTGTTTTGAATATATAATACTTCAATATGTTCCTGACAGTTACTTAAGAAGTAATCAATATCAGCCCAAGGAGAAACAGTAGCAGAGCCTCCAGTAGCATCCCAAGCACCAAGACCAGCTCCACCATTACGAACTTCTGTAGTGAAGTCACGAGTATTAACTGCTTTACGTTCAAAGTCGATAATATTTGGTGTAGGATACAGTTCAGAAACTGCTGTATACTTACCAGCAAGTAACAAGGCAGCTTGGTCTAACTCAATTCTACGCGCATGTTTAGTACGCATTGTATCCGCTTTCCGTAATAACTGGTAAGCAAACTTCTGAGAAGGGGAAGCAAACTGGTTAATCTTTTCTCCAGCAACACGATGGTAGATTTCATTAACATCAATGATTTCTTTTTGTTTCGTATATGGTGCGGTGTAACTGGTAGTAGCAAAACCACGATTCTTACTAGGCTTAGCAGATAGTGCAGGGTCAACGTAAATACTAACTCGTAAATCATTGAAGATTTTATCGAAGTTAATGTTCTCGGTTTCAAAGTTCATCACCTGACCGAAATGTTTACCTAGCTGTGCTTGAAAAGGAATTATCTCCGATAACACGCCTTGGATTTCCGCATGGTCGTAGATAGTAAAAGCTGAAATGTTAGTAGGAGAAGCCATATTAGTAATCTCCAGCTACATAAGGAACTGCATACATATCAGTAGACTCCAGTAGTTTTTGTTTAAGTAATGAAGTAATTGTTGTACTTACTGTAGCAGTAACAACACCAGCAACATAAGTAGGAACGAGGACAGTTGCAGGAAATACAATTACATCCATAGCAAACCAGCCATCAGCATATACCATACCAGCAGTATCGCCAGCAGTAGCATCCACCGCCGAAACTAAAACTCCCTTAGGTTTACGGAGTAAGTTACCATCATGAGCAACAACCTTACCTGCACCATCAGTCATAACTAATGTATACTGTGCTAAGTTTTGTCCTGATGCAACTGTAACGGCTACTCGATCATCGCCTTGTTCTCCTGCCCAAAGCTGTTTCTTTGGGGTATAACTTGTAGTAATTGGCATAGTAGTTCCTTATGCTTTATTGATTAAGCAGCCACCAACAGCAGCAGCATGTAGGTCTGATAACCTAGATGAAGCTGGATTTAATTCTGCTGCTGTAGTAAGTAAAGTAGTTGTTGGATTCTGTCCACTAGCATCAATACTTGTAGCAGCTCCGATACTAGCTGCAACTGTAGTAAGGAAGTCTAAACTCATATCCGCATCATAACCTTTACTTACCATTTTAATTGCATGGGCTGGAGAAAGATTTAATTTGGTTGTTTGGTCAAATACTGCAAGAACCCTAGCACGTTCATTAGTTGTTGCAAGAACTCCTGCTTGAGCTACTTCTGCTGTAAGTTTAGCATTTTCTGCAAGTGAAGCAGCTAGAGCCATCCTTAATTCAATCTCTGTTTCTGGGTTTTCCATCTTAATACCTTTTAGGTTGGTGGATAGGTTACTAGCAGAACTTTTTGCTAGAGGTGTTGAGGGTTTTTTCTTTCTGGTACTTGCTGAGCCAATATTTGCTAGAGCTTCATAGACACTCGGAACAATCTTATCAACTAAACCTAGTGATAAGGCTTCCGTGGCTGTAAACCCGCTGCCTTTCATAGAAACAATAGCTTCTAAAGTAAGGCTTGGACGACTAGCGAGTACATCAAGGTTAAACTCTGTGTCCGCATTATCCAAGGTTGCTTGGAACTTGTCCAGTGTTGTTTTATTTAATGGTGTATGTGAGTCCCCAAGGGCTTTTTGGCTTTTACTGCGGAAAATAGTGTAAGTTAACCCTGCGGAAGCATCAGCTACACTTTGATCAAGATGCACCATAATTACACCGATACTACCGAGAATGCTAGTTGGCGTAGCAACAATACTTGTGCAAGCTGCGGCTAAAGCATAAGCAGCACTACAAGCCATACCATCAACGACCGCAGTAATTGTTACTCCAGAAGCTACTAAAGAACGGAGATACGAAGAAAGAGAGAACAAACCAGTTATTTCTCCTCCAGGAGAATCCAGTAAGAGTACAATATTCTTCTGCCCAGATGCCACAATACTAGATATTTCCCCATGAAGCCCTGCATAGCTAGTCCCTTCAGAACTCATACCAGCAGAATTTCTTGCTGAAAGGGCTTCAAACACATTAACTACAGTGTAGTCTTCTGAAGATTTTGCCTTGGGAAAGGTTTGCGAGGTGTAGTTGCTTTCTGTAGCAGTTCCACGAGCTAGCGGTAGCAACACATTCTCTGTAATAATTTCCAACTTACTCTGACAAATAGCTAGTGGGGTATTCGTCATCCGCATTAAGATTCTTGCATAACCTTTCATAACGCTCCTTTGGAGTTGTAAGTAAACTCCCCTTTATGCATTTGCTCTGCAAGTCGTTTAGCCCTTGCTGGAGTTTGTTTAGCCCATTTACTTTCTAACATATATACTGCACAGGTAGCATAATCACCCCGTTTTGCAGCAGCAAGGGTACGAGTGAATTTAAGTAATCCAGGAACACCTATTTGGTAGCTCATGTTAAGTAATACTGCTTTACGTGCTGGTGTTAGTTTACTTAACCATGGAAGTGCATCCTGCAATGCTTTACTTCGTTTATCTACAATCTCTAATAACATTTGATATGCTTCTACACGGGGCAACCCATCCCGTTTGATTTGATTTACTTGAGCTACTGGAAGCTGTAATTCATTACTTTCTAAGTTATACCCATACCCTACAGTAAGCTTCCCTTCCGAACAATTATATGTATTCTTACAATAACCTTCATCAAACTGCAACTGCTCTATTACGTGATCTGATACCATATTATCCTTCCTTTTGGCTAGTTTTAGTTGGTTTACTCGGTTTACTTATTACTTCTGGGCGTGTTTTATCTACTGGAGTAGCCCCTACTGTTGGTGTTGGAATAGTATCAGGAACAGAAGTAAGGATGATTCCTGCTTTCTTGCTCCGCTCCCTATCTGCAAGCATTTGCTCCCAAGTAACATTACGCTCAGTTAACTTACTTTCCAATGTAGCAAATCCTGCCTGAACCTCCATCATATCGGCTTGAGCATCCTTTAATGGGTCTACTCCAAGACGTTTAGGAACATCAAAGATAGGATAGGTTTCTCCCATCTGCCCAGAAATATAAATAGATGCAAGATCACGAAACTTATTACATACTGGAGTCATTCCAAGGTTAATGAATAGGTTCTGCTGGACAACTTCTACACGTAAGGCTAGTTCATTCAATCCAGCACGAATACTAGAGAAGTTCACTTCTGAAAGGTCGCCACTAGCTTGGTGGTAGGAAAGCCCCAATGCGGCTGAAATCTGCATCCACTGTTGCTTTAATAAGGTGTTCAACCCCTCCCCAATATCTTGAATACTAGCAAACTTAACCGTTTCTCCTTGTTGTGGGTAAATTAAGTTTCCTCCAGCACCTTCGATAAATACCGTACGTTCAGCAGCAGTAGTTCCATCAGCAGTATCCGGAGAAACTCCATCAACATTAACGGGACTTGTATACCTGTCAATTCCTGGGATTAATCTACTAGCAGGATTGGTGTTCTCGAATATCCATGAAATACACTGAGCAGCTTTCTGACGTTGTAAGGTTGCATCAGTAAGTTCATCCATCTCGTAGATAGTAAGAAGGAGTGGGGCAAGCATAGGAATTCCCCGCCACTGTCCAGGGCGCTCCCTCTCAAAAATATGAATTACCTCTTCTGCCGAAACAGCTACTCTTTGTGGATAAACTCCTATTTTATATGCCATTGGTTCTGGATACTGTTTCCAGAAATTATATGCTACAGGCTTCCCACCAGTTTCATCAAAAGTAATCCCCATATAAGTTTTATCTGGAATATTTACTTCTGTGGAATACGTACTGGTGTAGGTTGGGTCTAGCATTTCTGCTTCAAGGCTCTGCAAAGATAACGGTATTTTTCCTGCAACCTTAGTATTAATCACCATACGACAGAACACTTCTCCAGATTCGTACAATGCAGCAGCCCAACCAGTTTGCAGATTGTACAAGTTCCCATAACCGTCATGAGTACAAGAGTCTACCCAAATATCCCATGCTGTTTGCATCTTTTTATTCGGTGTGTGGTTTGGATTCATCCAGCGTACACGAATCCCCCGACCTATCCAATTAGCTTGTAATCGTTTCTTTGCTGTAACTGCTACTGCATTATTCCTAACTAGGTAATGACTTCTAGCCCAAAGATTACATAGCTCCCGACTAGATAGTTGATCTTGACTACCACTATTCAACCCTTTCATTTCTAAACGATAGGTGGTACTTGCTCCTTCATAAGCTGTACGAAGAACTCTTGAAGGACTCCTTCCAAATTCTGCTGGGTCACTCATTACTGTACCCCTTTACTATAGCCCATACGAAGACTTCCAAAACTACGAAAAGTTGGTAGTAATGGTGTTCCTGCAACAAGGCTCTTTGCAGCTAGTAATTCTGCTTCATACATGCTAAGTTGGGCATTAAGGTTTTCTAAAGTCACTTCCTGATACGTGTACCTACGCTGGAAAGCCCCACTACCTACAATAAGGGTAGTAATACGTTTTCCAAGCGTAAGGGATGTTATTGCTTCTGTAAGTGTTCCAATATCGGTTTGAATCTCTAATACTGTTCTAGCCATATCTGTGCTACTCCTATACTCGTGTTAAGTGGCGTTCAATTTGTTGCCACTGAGAATCTGTCCATAACCGATACCCCATAGCATAACTTGCGTGGAGCGCTAAACCTTCACAGTCCAAGGCTTCTTTTCTTTGTCCGGGTTTTAACTCATAACGCATAACTTGATTCCCAGACACGATACGTTTTACACATGATAGCATTTGTTCCTCATAATTACCATAAGCCGTGTCACAATGGTAGTAACGATCACGAGAGCCTTCTAATGCTACCCTACGCAGAATCTCCTCTTTTGCTTTATGTGTTCCTAACATCCATACACTAACCCCCATAGTTTGTGCTTGGGTTCTTCTTGCAGAATTAAAACTATCTGCGTCTGGAGTTCCAGGAATAGTATAGATTTCTGCGTTGAAGTTAATGTCTGTTCCACCCTTAGTTGCAAAGACAAAGTTCTGGTCGGTATCTGTACGTTTCCGCATATTTCCCATAGCAAGAACCCAACGGTAGACTAACTCACTTGTCTTTCCATCGGAACAATCTATACTACAAGCGTCTATGTTTAGGTAGATAGGTGCGCCATTGGGTTTCTTAGCTGCATGAAGTATTGGAGCAAGGTAGAGGTCAGTTAATTCTCCCCACACTGCATCTTCTGGATCAAGTACATTTCCGAAGATTTCTTTCCAAGATACTAACCAAGAACAGTTATTCCTACCCCAAGCACGAATTACTACTGCAAACCGATTATGTTGTACGTCAATTCCCATAGTAAGGACTACTCCAGAAATAGGAACTATTCCTTCTGGGTATACTTGACGTCTACTCCGCATAGTTACAAGGTCTACTCCAGTTGATTTAGTTTCATAAGCCTCTCCCATACTATTGTTAGTGAAAGATTTCATTAAACCTTCCTCACCACGAGCAAGAGCCAGTTCTGCTTTTACTTTCTTCTGCATTAGCTCAACATGGGTACTGGCGGAGAAGCTACTCATCAGCTCATTAAATGCGAATCCAGTAATATCTTTTTCTTCTGGTCGTTGGGCAAACCAACCTAGGTTATTGTAATTCAGTGCGTTTATTACTGCTTGTTTCCTATCTGCATCATCCCATATTGCGGCGCAGTGGATACACTCGTAGTAGGCAGATTTTGGATTCCACTTCCCATAGATTTCATCTAAGTTACCAGAGCTTCTTTGGTCACATTTAAGTTGGTTAAAGTTAAAGGTTTGCAACGTTCCGCAACTACGACAAGGTACTTGATACACCATCTGGTTACTCTGCTTATATGCTAGAGCTACACGAGAAAAGCCCGCATCAGTAGGAGTACCAGCATAGATTAATTTCCTTTCTGGGTATGTTTTCTGACGTTGACTCAGCAAGTCCAAAGCATCTACTTGGTTACCTACATCACACTGGAGTCCGTCTGGTTCTTCAACCAGAATAATTGGTGCAGAACTCGACTTCAAGTCTTCCGTACTTCTAGCCGTAATCAAGGATAACCAACCCCCATGAAACTTAAAGAACTTGTAACTACATCTAGCTGGGTTTCCTATAGTTTCCAATAAGTACGGGTTACTCTTTATCATAGGAACTATCTTCTCCCTACTGTACTTCTTAGCTGACTCCATCCGTGGGAAAGCTACTAGAATATTCTGCGGGTCAATATGCATCCGCTTGCTCATGTAACTATTTGTTGTTTCACTCCAAGCAATCTGCGCTGATTTCTGTCCAACAATAATCTTCTTATCTAAGTCATCCATACACTCCATAGGATACAACATGAATGGAGTTTCCATACAGTTCATCTTTCCCGGATTTGCAGTAACATCACTGGTAAGCCATCGGTAAGTTTCTGCATAATCCTTTGTAGACAACCGTTCTGGTTTACGAAACAATTGTAGCATACTACCAAGGAAAGCCCGTTCGGATATATTTGTTGGAGATGTGTTAAACATTTTCAAACCTACTTAGTGGTTCATCAGAAACTTCTACTTCTATCTCCTCCTCCATCTTATCTTGTACAAAGTTCTTCAACTCACCTTTAGCCATAGACTCTAATTGCTCTCCAAGATGCTGTAATTCTGCTAGTATCTTATCTATTGCATCTACTGTATCAGGATGTTGACGAGTTACAGAAACAAATGTTGTCCTCATATGAATGAATACTGGTTCTACTAATTCTGCAAACACCTTAACGTCAAGAAGCTCTCCTTTCTTCTGTTTGATGTTCAACCACTCCCACTCTGTCTGTGCGGTATCTTTCTTTATCTTAGCAACTAGGGCTGCTTCTGCCATACTGGATGCTTTCCCTCCAGAACGAAGTTTCCAATAATTCACATAGAAGTTTACACATTCTCGGTAAGTTGCAGAAGTATTAGGGGGAAGTTTCCCATCATTCCTAGCCTCATAGACTGAACTTTTATTAATTCCAAGTAAGCTAGCAAGGATAGCGGGACTTGCCTGTGCGTCTAGGTCTACTATCCCTTTGTTATTCTTATCTATACTTTCCATACCAATATCTTGCCTTTTAAGTAAGTTGACTGGTATCATACAGGTAACGAAAGTTTTAATCAATTGGAGGTATTTATGAGTCAAAGTTGGTGGGAGCAAGCAATGAACGCTAAACGTGCGCTTGAATATGGGGAGCAGTTAGCTAATCCGGCTACGTGGAAACAACGTAACTTACGGATGAACGCTGTTGTGGGATTACTTACAGCCCTCCTTCCTTTCCTTGGAGTAACTGATGCTGACCCAGAAATGGTTAAAGAGTTTGCTGCTGGTATTGGTGCTGCCGTCCTGCTGTATAATTCCTACTTCCATATCGCAACCAGTAGTAAGATTGGACTGTAACGAAACTGTTTACTTACTACAGTTTCCAACCGCTCGGCTTAAACCGGATACTGTTGTCTTTGCTGGAATTACTTGTGAGATACTTTAATGAAATTACTACCATACCTTATAGATGGTTTAGCAGTACATGTTAGTAGTGGGGATGTATGGGGGAAACTACAAGCCTTTGTGCCTATTGTAGATGCTCCAACAGCCTCAGGGAGTGGTAAACGTAGTAAGGTTCTTACTATGGTAGAGGAAGCAGGACTCTCTCTTGCGGGTTTCTTACTGAACTTATTGTTAGAACCGGCCGTTGCGAAGTTACGTTCTGGAGGTAGTAATGGAGGATAATGAGGGTAAGGCTGCCCTAGCTATTGCGGTGTTACAGGAGAAAGTACATAGATTAGAAGCACAACAAACAGACATTGATGCAATCAAACTCTCTCTTACTACAATTGAACAAACCCTAGCCAACCAAAAAAGTTTCGTAGCTGGGATCATCTTCCTTGCATC